GTCGATTGAATATTAGTTCGGTGCATTAATCTCAGAACAGGGTCGAGGTTTGATTCGTACACTTTATATTTCACGGATTCATCGGGTAATGTACGTTTTAATCGCCCATTTACCATACGTCGCGCCGCCAAGTTCTTGAAATTTAATTGCATGAAAATAAATTTTTCATTATTTTGAAAACCCCAAACATCTTTAGATTGAACGATATCATAACTTATCAAACATTCAGGGCACGTTTTATCAATCTTTGTATATAAGTTACGAACGTCCAACTGTGATGTTTTCTTCGGGAGTTTCAGGAAAAAGTACGGTGTAAAACTGGTCGTAACACATACAGACTTACCTTCCTTCGTTTTACCAAAAATACTAATCAAGTGTTCGTCCTCCGTGTCTTGTGTTTCCCAGGTCAATACTTGGAACACGACCATTTTATCTTATTACGTTAACGCCTGATTTTTTTAATATAGTATAGTAGTAAATATGTCAGCTGCTTTGATCGATCTCGTCTCAGTCGGTGCCCAGGACGTCTATATCACAGGCGATCCTCAAGTCTCTTTTTTTAGACAAAACTATAAACGTCACACAAACTTTTCGATAAAACCAGAACGTATGGATTATATCGGGACGTTTGGTTCGGGAAACGAAGTTTCCATTCCTATCAAATCGAAAGGTGATCTCTTGAGTTACGTATGGATTGAAAATGCCAATATTAATAGTAGTAATAACAATGCCTCAATTTTTAAATCCGGTAATTTGACATCGGATGAAACTTCACCAACCGAGTTCTCTTTGTGGATTGGTGGTCAAGAAGTGACTAAATTAGATACACTTTTCATTAATACCGTACACAATACGTTATATAACGAATCTCAAGCAAAAGCGACGTGTGCCATGACGACCCAAGACGGTGGTGATAATGCATCAACCGATAGTTACATAATCCCATTCTTTTTCAGTGAAGATTGGACGAAATCTTTACCACTCGTCGGTCTTCAATACCACGAAGTTGAAATTAGAATTAAGTGTAGAAATGGTACATTTACTCCAGGTAATAGACCAAAGGTATACGGTTCGTACGTATTTGTCGATACAGACGAACGTGAATTCTTTGCTAACGGTGAACACGAACTTCTCATTACACAAACACAACACCAACCAATGTCTGCTTCCGATACGTCGATTGATTTGACCTACTTTAATCATCCAGTAAAAGCCATTCACATAGCTGCGGGTAACGATTCAGGACCTATAGTTGGTGAACTTCCAGGGGTTACATCATACAAGTTCACAGACGCGTCTATGTTTATTAACGGTGTTCCACTCTTTGAAAATATGACACACGAATACCACAGAAACGTTGTTCCATCGAGACACTGTTCGGTTCTTAACACCACGGTCGATTCCGAACAAATATATACATGGCCATTCTGTCTTACCATGAACAAGTCCCAACCAACGGGTACCTTGAACTTTTCGAGAATCGATAACGCGAAGATAAATATTAATGGTCCAAATTTCGGAGGAGTAGACAGGGAGATGATTCGTGCGTACGCGGTCAACTATAACATTCTCAGGATTAAGAATGGTATGGGTGGTGTCGCATTTGGTAACTAAATTAGTTCTTACCCGAAGATCCAAAACCTCGTTCGCCACGTTTTGTTTCTTTTAATTCATCAACTTCCTCAATAAGTGGTGTTTCACACTTTTCCAAAATGAGTTGGGCGATTCTATCGCCTTGTTTAATTTCGAACGGTTCACTCCCGTGATTAAACAAGATAACCTTCAATTCACCCGTATAATCCGGATCAATAACACCGGCACCCGTTTGAATACCGTGTTTTACACTTAAACCTGATCTCGGTGCAATACGACCATACACACCGTGTGGGATCGTTGCACAAATACCCGTACTTACAATACCACGTTCACATGCATTGATCGTCATGTTTTCGATACTATACAAATCGTACCCGACAGATCCAGGCGATGCGCGTGTCGGTAAAGTTGCTTCGAGAGTTAATCGTTTAATTCTAAGTGTTTCCATGTTTTTTATTATTCTAAGAGTTGTTTCTTTAAAACCATTTAAAATAGTGTAACGTATAATTAGAAATGAGTCTTAAGATTATTATGGGTAACATGTTTTCAGGAAAAACGTCCGAACTTATCCGACGTTTAAAGCGGTACAAAGTTATAGGTAAACGTATTCTCGTTATAAACTCGAAAAAGGATACACGCGCTTCCGAAGACGTTTTACGTACCCATGATAATATTCGTTTCGATTGTATAAAAACAAATAATCTCGATGAAGTTGATTTTTCAAATGCAGACGTTATAGCCATGGATGAAGC